TTGACAATGCGTGAAGTGAACGCGATTGCGAAAATGATGAACGGAGGCAAGTGATGGCTGCATCGAACATGATTGTTACGCTGGCCATGAATGCCACGAAGTATGCGTCAGGTTTGCGCACAGCAGGGGCTAAAACAAAGTCGTTTGGTGATTACACCACGAAAGCGTTCAACGTCGCTCGTGGGGCGATGCTGGGGCTCACGTTGGCTGTTTTGCGTTATGTGCCGACCATTCTGAACATGGGTGCGGAGTCGCGTAAGGCGGACATTCAGTTGCAGTTCATGTTGGAAACTATGAACGGTGTCAGCGCAGAAACTGCCGCGACCACAAAACGCATGGCCGCTTACGCCGATCAGGTGAACAAGGCGACTGGTATTGACGATGAGCAGGTCAAGGCTGTTCAGCGCAAACTGTTGGTGTTCAAGTCGTTGCGTGGTACCGCCGACGAACTAAACGGCACATTCGACCGGGCAACACAGGCCGCGATTGACTTGGCGGCTGGTGGGTTTGGCAGCATGGAAACAAACGCAATCAAACTTGGTCGCGTGTTGGAAAATCCTATTGCCAATCTAAACGCCTTGAGCCGTGCCGGGATTACGTTTACCGAGCAGGAAAAACGTAAGATTGCGCAGCTCATCGAGTCGGGCAAACAGTTTGAGGCGCAGGACTTGATTCTGAAGTCCATTGAGAATCGCGTGTCTGGTTTGGCGGAGGCATCGGCAACCCCGTTTGAGAAACTACAAGCACAGTTTGAACAAATTGGTGACGCTATCGGTGAGCAGATGTTGGGGCCGTTGGAGGAGATCAACAAAGAGGTGTCTGTCTGGTTGGGCACACCGCAAGGCCGTAAAGATGTTGAGGCCATTGCTGATGCGTTTGTTGAGGGTGCCAAGGGTGTTCGTGACATGGCGCTGTTCTTGCGCGAAGTCAAAGGGTTCTTGGACGGCATTACTTCGTTCAACATGGACTGGGTTTCCGAGTTGCGCAACTTCCGCAATGACATCCTAGGGATTAGTCAACCCGGTGCTAGGGGTGATAATTCTGGTCGCGGTCAAGGAAATGAACCGTTCGGTGGCACGTCGCGCATGGGACGCGCAGGCATTACTGTCAACTTCAACTCTCCAGTTGACTCGGTTAGTGCCGGGCGTGAAGTAGCCCGTGTGCTGGCAGATTACAGCCGGGCAAACGGGGTGCGCTAATGGCTTTACCAATTATTGAGGATCCGCTTTACGGGCAGATTGCTTTAGAAACGTCGGCGTGGGCATCCACGTTTACGTGGGTTGACCGTACCGCGGACCTTGTTGCTGGTGTCAATTATTCGATTGGTGGCCGTGTTGGTACGCCCGGACAATCACAGGTCGACGTCGGCACACTCAACGCGACATTCAAGAACGTGGCGACTGCACCGCTGGTCGGCGACTTGGTGCGTTTGCGCCGTTCAGGCACAACCGATTATGCGTTCATTGGGTATGTGCAGGATGTGTCGCAGCAGGTTGTGTTTGACAATTTTGTGTCACTCAACACACCAGTAGTTTTGACGACAATCAACTGTTTGGACTGGGTAGGTTACATCTCTCAATTCCAGGTTGTTGGGGTTGGTGGTTTGGCTGTTACGACCTACGCCAAGGAAACCTATTACGCTTACCAGTCGCGGGCACGGGCACTCAACAACGTGGTCGACGCGACCAATGCCACGCAACTCATCGCGTTCGATTCCACCTCGGCATCAAGCGTTGTCGGCGACACCGATTTCGTGGGAACAATCTCCGACCATCTTGATTTATTGGCGGCCACAGACAACCTGTTCTGGTTCCCGACACTCACTTTGCCTACAAACAAAACAACTGGCCGGACAAGTTTGATTCAGATTCGCCCTTTGTCATTGGCCCCGTCGTCGGGTTACACGTTTACAGACGTGGCAGGTTCTGCCGGACAACTCCATTACACAGAGATTGACTTTGAATCGTCGTCGCAGAACGTCGCCAACACGATTGTGATTAACAACCATTCCGTCATTACTGACACAAACGACAAAGAAGTTACCAAACGCGGCGGGGCAAACATCCCGAACTACAACATTGTCAACGGTGTTGAAGTTGTGTCTGTTCCTTACGACACCAACTGGCAGGCAACCGATGCAACATCGATCACGACATACGGAAACCGTGCTACCGAGATAAACACAAACCTTGCTGGCATCGTGCAGGATCTAAACCTGATTGGCAACCCATCGCTGGAGTATTCCGATGAGGGTTACACGACACAGCAACAGCGCATTGCTCGACGCAAACCGATAGACAACAGCACATCGTTCAGCCCGTACCACGGCGAATGGGCGTTGCGATTCCGCATTGCGTCGGCGGCAACAACACCAGAAATTCGCTACACAGGGTCCGAGGCGGACGGTGTACCAGTCGTTCCCGGTGTGGCATACCAGTTTCAGGCTGCAGGTGCGCGTGGTGCGCCGAACCGTGCCGACGTGCGTGGCCGTGCATTTATCCGGTGGACGGACGAATCGGGTTCAACAATCTCAACAGCGTTCAGCGCACAGACCACGTTTGGATCGACACCGTATGTTTGGCAGGTTATGAGTCTGACATCGACGGCCCCAGCAACCGCTGAACGTGCGACCCTTGGAATCGAATTCAACCGCAGCGGCGGCGGAAACTTTAGTGCTGGGGACCAATTCTGGGGCGACGGATTCCTGATGCGTAAATCGTCATCCGCGACCGCCGTGACTTACTTTGACGGTGACAACGCCAGCGACACATCATTCCAATACATCTGGACTGGCGAACTCGGTCTGTCACCCACGTTCAAGGTCACAAACAACCTGGACAACATTGCGGCGACGTACTTGTCAAGATATTCGACTACAAGCAATCGGGTCACACGCATCCGCTGGAACGCACAAGAGGACTTGACCAAAGTTTCGTTGCTGCGAGTTGGCCGACTGGTGGACATAATTTACGACGGCACAACAACTCAACACCGCATCGTCGGGGTGGACGGCAACATCAGTCCAGACCGATACATGATCGACTACTATCTGGAAAAGGTATAAACATGAAAGACATAATCACGCGCGTACTGCGCATCGCATCGTTCGCTCTCGGCGCTGGAATTGCTGGGTTGGGTGCTGGTTCGGCAATCGGACTTACAGTCGCCCAGAGTGCCCTTATGGGGGCTCTCACGGGTGTTCTGGGCATCTTTGGTGCGCTGGCATTCATCTACGCAGGCAAGGGCACCGTCAACGACACCGATTTTGATTCGACAATCAACTCGGCAATCGAAACGGCCCGTGCAAAAGACGGTGGAAAGAATGCCAAGTGACGGAGTCGTCGTAACGCTTGAACGGATCTACGACAAACTGATTGAACTTGAGCTGCGGATGGGCGACCACCCGAAACAACTCGACGACCACGAACTGCGAATCCGCAATCTGGAAATGAAAGTATGGGGCTTTGCCGGGCTGTCCGGCATCGCCGCCGTACTCGTTTCACTCATCATCACAAACACGGGGGTATAACAATGGACGTTGATTACGTCAGACCATGCAAGACGCGCGAGGTGCGCGACAACTTCGACGACCATGTCAAGCGTCATTCAAAGATGCCCGGACTGGACTATGCCTGCAACACAGGTGACAAAGTGTTCGCAACCGCCAAGGGCACAATCGTGTCATGCTCAAACAACCCCGATCAGGTGTTGGGCAAAAACATCGCGATTCGGCACCCGGACGGGAAACACTCGTACTATTTGCACCTGTCCAAACTTAATGTGCGCAATGGGCAAAGGGTAATAGGTGGCGAAGTGATCGGGTTGTCTGGCAACACGGGGACGACCAGCACTGGTCCACACCTGCACTTTGCAATCAAGAACGCACGAGGCGTATTCATTGACCCCAAGAAGTTGTTGCGTAAAGAGATTGCCGAGAAACGCGCCGAGGCCGCCGCGATAGTCCCCCCGGTCGTCGATGTCGTCGCCGAGGTCATCCCCGAATAGGTTCTTATCCTTTCTCCCTGTTCGGGTGGGGCGGTCAACATTAGGGGTTGACCGCCCCTGTTTATGTGATACATTGTTGCCACCTACTAGCCAAGGAGTAAAAATGCGTTACACCCAAGATTTCCTCGTTCTGCTCGCATGGTGCGGTTCAATCTACGTCGGGTACTACATCCTCCGATGGTTTCTGACATTGGTGTGACTCCCTGCGGATCCTGCGGCCACATCAACCTATGGGCCGAACGACACCCACACCCCGACATAGTCCGCGCCGAACTCGCCGCCATCATCTTTGAACGGCACGAGGCCGAACAAGCAGCACACCAAGACTTCATCGACCGCCTGCGCATCCGAATGCGCGGCGATGTCGACATATCACGTCATAGCCTTATGGCAGAATTCACTCGACAGCGACTCGCCGCTGGAGAGAGGATATTGCGTGAACAACAAAATCGAACGAATGGTGGCACGGTCACTAACTGACGAATGGTACAAAGCACGTCAATACGGCGTTAGTGCCACAACAGTCGCCAAAGCAGCATCAGGACCCGGAGGGTTCGATGCCGAACTCAAACGCGCCCTCAACCCGGAGGAACACGTCGTCGAGGACAACGCCTACATGAAGTTTGGGCGTGACTACGAGGAATGGATCGTGAACGGTCTGCCGCCGGAATACAAGATTGCGCCGAATGACTGGCTAATCTGTGGGGTTGGTTCTGACCGGTGGCATCTGGCAACACCGGACGGCCTAAACGCTGACTGGTCGATCATTGCTGAAGTGAAAACGACGGGCAAGGATTGGGATCCAGACAAGATACCGATTCAGTATCGCCGGCAGGTTCAATGGCAACTGCACGTTACCGGGGCGACCAAGTGTGTGTTCGCTTGGCTGTTACGCGCCGAGTCCGACAATGGCGAGTTTGTGCCTGCATGGATGGAACCCAAACACACAATCATTGAACGAGACGAGGACATGATTGCCGACCTCAAAGAGGTTGCTAACAGGTTCATTACCGATTACAACAACTACATCGAAATGAGGGAACTCAATGGCTAGATTCAACCTGGCAGATTACGCCACAGTCCAAGAACGCATCGAGGCATTCTGGATCAAGTACCCGAACGGTGCAATCGTCACCACCGACCTGACCACCGATGCCGACCGCGACCGCAAACAATGGCGCGTCTATGCCGAGGTGTTCTTTGTGTTCGACGAGCTGCGGCCACGCGGTACAGGTCTGGCGTTTGAGATTGACGGTGGTGCCGGGGCAAACCAGACCAGCGCATACGAGAACGCTGAAACGTCGGCAATTGGTCGTGCGTTGGCAACAGCAAACTTCACCACATCCAAGCACCGGGCATCGCGTCAAGAGATGCAGAAAGCACAACGTGGCGAATCAAACGCCGAGCAAATCACGACAATTGACATACAAAACACCGCAACACTCAAAGACCTCGAGGCACTATGGTCACGCGCCGTCGACTCCGGCGACTCCACCAAACTAATCGCCGAATTCACAGCTCGTAAAAAACAGTTCAATGAACAGGATTAGGGTCGACGGTCGCGCTGTTCCCAAAGGTCGACCACGCATGACCCGGACAGGTGGGGTCTACACACCTGCCACCACGGTGGAGTTTGAAAAGAAAGTCGCCGCGGCATGGAACAGCCAGATGGGGATGCTGTCGATGGTTGGCGAGCTGCGCGTCATCATCCACGTCTACACGGATCGTTGCGCCAAACAAGATGTCGACAACCTTGCCAAGTCTGTGCTCGACGGCCTGCAACGCGGCGGTGCATTCTCCGTCGGCGACGAACAAGTCAAAACACTAGTCATCACAAAACACGCCGCCAAAGTAGACCTTTGCACAATGATTGGCGTAGAGCACTATGATGACAACCATTCACTAGCCTGAACCCTAATCAAACTTCCCCCGGCACATGGCTAGATGTGTCGGGGGA